CTAGGAAGATAGATGATGGTACTTTATCTGTAATTTCATTAATGAAGGTTTGAGATGGCTAGTAAAAGAGAACAGATATTAGCAAAAATCAAAACAAATCTTACAGGAACTACAGGTGTAGGAACTCGCATCTATAGGAGTCGTGTAGAGCCAATGACAAGAGATGAATCACCTTCTCTAGTTGTTGAGTTTGTCACAGACGAGCCTACTGTAAATAGCGCAACTTATCTAAAATTAGATTGGACATTAAGAGTAAGAATAGTTGTTGTCGTTAGATCACAAACACCTGATACTACAGCAGATGCAACAGTTGAAAGTTTACATACTAAAGTTGTTACAGATCCAACTTTAGGAGGACTTGCGATTGATGTAAGGCCAGCCACAGTAACCTTTGATGTTGTTGAGGCAGATCAGCCAGCAGGGATAATTTCCTGTGAATATGAGGTAGATTACAGGAGTAGTTATAACGATTTATCAACATGATTTACAATCAAGTTGTTACCCTAACAACCCTTAAGGATTATTATGGAGTATGAAATTCCAAATGAGGGCGGTACTTACATACTGAACCCGAAAACTGGCAAACGTAAGCTAGTTCAACAAACTAAACAAGCTGAACCCCCTACTGAGGTAACTACAGATGGCACAACTGACAAGGAAGAGAGTAATTCTAATTGAAGCTGAGAGCAGCTATGGAACAGATCCAACTCCAGCAGCAACAGATGTTGTTCTTGTAAGAGATCTGTCAATCACACCACAAACAAGTGATGTTGTAAGCAGAGATGTTGTAAGACCATTTTTAGGTGCTTTTCAGCAGCTTCTTGCAAACACAAGGGTTGAGGTGACTTTCAGCGTTGAACTTGCTGGATCTGGGACAGCCGGGACTAGCCCTAGATATGGAAGTGCGCTTAAAGCCTGTGGGTTTTCGGAGACTGTAGCTTCTGGAACTAGCGTTACTTATGAACCTATCTCAGCTAATTTTTCATCTGTTACTATTCACTACAACACAGATGGTGTAAGGCATATTGTTACTGGTTGTCGAGGAAGTTTTACAATTAATGGATCTGTTGGCGAAATTCCTACAATAGATTTTACTTTTACCGGAATATACAATGCCCCAACTGATACAGCATTGCCTAATACTACATATGGAAATCAAGCTACTCCATTAGTATTTAAAAATGGTAATACAACTGGTTTCCAGCTTTTATCTCATAGTGCTGCTTTACAAAGCATATCTTTAGATGTAGGTAATGAATTAGTTTATCGTGAGCTTGTTGGTGGCACAAAAGAAACACTAATAACAAATAGAAACATCTCAGGTACAGTACAGATAGAAGCAATGGCACTTGGTACTAAAGACTATTTTGCTGCTGCTATCGCAGAAACTACAGGTAACCTTACTTTCTTACACGGAACTACTGCTGGAAACAAGGTTCAAGTAACATCAACTAAGGCTGATATTGGCGATGTTGCGTATTCAGATATGGATGGAATACAAATGTTAGACATACCATATACACTTGTTCCTTCAACAGCAAATGACGAGGTATCAATCGTCTTCACATAAATAGTTACTAAATATTAACTCTTGAGCTAAAGTATAGAAGTATATTTATTTCTACACTTTATGACTTTTGTAAGAAAAAAGAACAAAACATTCAAATGGCCTGTTCTTGTTCGAGAGCCTAGCGAAACTGATGCTGGTGTATATGAAGAAAATGAATTTATAGCTATTTTTAAAAGATTAAAAGTAAGCGAGTATCAAAATGCAGCAGAAAATAAAACTGAATTTGAAATGTTGAAGATGATGCTTGTTGGTTGGGAAAATATGAAAGAAGAGGATAATCAAGATATACCATTCAATAATCAAAACCTAAAAGATATGATGGAGGATGCTTATTGGTTAAGAGCCGTTTCAGATGCTTACACAAAATCTTTAATGGATGAAAAAGTAAAAAACTAAAAGAGGCAGTTCTTTATTGGCTTGGATCTGGAAAAGAAGAGATCGATAATACTCAAGAAGATGCAAAAGCGCTAGGTATAGAACTGCCAAAAGAAAAACCAAAAGAAGAACGAAAAGATTTTGAGGTAATACCTGATAATTGGGAAGCTGTTATGATTTTTTGTAATATGCAGACACAATGGAGTACATCGTTTGGTGGTTTTGTAGGATTAAGATATGAAGTACTTTTAATGCAAGGTGGTATGTTTGACCTTTACAATATTACAGATAGGCGTAAAATTTTAGAAGAGCTACAAATTATGGAACAAATTGCCTTGAAAGAACTTAATCAGGAAAAAAAATAAATGGCTAGTCAAACCTCTAAAATATTAATTGCTTTTCAAAAAGAGGGTGATAATGCAGTAACTGCTGCTTTTAAAAAATTAGGTAGAGAATCAAGAAGTTTAGAAAAGAATTTTACAACACTTAGTGATAAAGGAATACAAAAAATAAAAAATAAATTTAATGAAATGGCTAAAGGGTCTGGAAATAGTTTGCAAGCTATGAGAGCGCAAAAAAATGCTCTTATGGGCTTGCGTGATCAAGCTGATGTTACTGGTTTAGAATTTAAACAACTTACTGCTGATATTACTGCTTTAGATACCAGAATGAGACAAGCTGGTGCTGGTGCTGTTGGTTTTAAGGGTAAGTTAAAAGGTTTCGCAAAAGGCGCTGGTGCTGTTGCTGCTGGTGGTATTTTTGGTGGGGTTGAGGGCGCTGCTGGTGCTGGTATTGGATTAGCATTATCAGGAGGAAACCCTGCCGGTGCTGCTATTGGTGCTGCTGTTGGCGCACAAGTTGGTATGGTGCGTCAAAGTATTGGAGAATTAGCTGAGTTTTCTGCACAACTTGCTTTACAAAGAAAGGCTCTTGGTTTAGTTATTGGAGATACTAATAAATTCAATAAATCACAAGAATTTTTGTTGAAAACATCAAGAAAATTAGCAATTCCACAAGATGTTATTACTAGACAATTCACTTCTTTAACAGCATCTGTTGTTGGTGCTGGACAATCTGTAGAAGATGCGGAAAAAGTATTTTTATCAATTGCTTCTGGAATTAGAGGTACTGGTGGATCGCTTGAAGACATGAAAGCAGCAATGCGGGCAACAAGTCAGGTGTTCTCAAAAGGCAAAGTATCGGCCGAAGAGCTGAGGCAGCAACTCGGTGAAAGATTACCAGGTGCGTTTACTTTATTTGCTGATTCAATGGATAAAACACCAGCAGAATTAGATAAGGCTTTGGAGCAAGGAAAAGTCACTTTGGATGACTTTATGAAATTTGCTTCAAAATTATTTGAAACATATGGTGTAAATGCAGAAATTCTTGCCCAGGGTCCAGAAGCTGCTGGAGATAGATTAAAAACAGCAATGGCAGAATTAAAAGATTCAATAGGTGGAATATTAAGACCAATTGGTGCTAGTTTTCAAAAAGTTTTTGGAGCAATTGTAGAAGATATTAGTAAGGCAATTGTTAAATTTAAAGAATTTATGGGTTTAGGAACAGAAAATCAAAGACGAAAACTAGAAAAAACTTTTCAAAGAGCGAATGATAAAGTTACCTTAATGCTAAGAAGAGGCCAAGATGGAAAAGAATTAGACAGAGCATTACAACAAAGAGATAGGGCGTTAGCTAATTTAAATGAATTTTATAGAGATAATCCTAGTGGTATGAGTACTGGAGGTAGTGGTGAAGAAGGAGAACAAACTAATGATGAAGCTCTTAACAATTTACAAAAAGGAGCAAAAGCTTATTTTGACACTATTAAAGATTTTGGAAAACAAACTCAAGATGCTGTAAGTAATGCATTTAAAGGTATGGAAGATGCTTTAGTTAAGTTTGTTCTTACAGGTAAATTAAATTTTAAAGATCTTGCAAGGTCAATAATTGCAGATTTAACAAGAATAACAGTTAGAGCCGCGTTGTTAAACATGGTAAGTGGAATACCATTTTTTGACAAAGTAACTGGCAGCGCAAAAGGAAATGTATTTGCTAAGAACAAAATTGTTCCGTATAAATATGGTGGCATAGTTGATCGTCCAACCATCTTCCCAATGGCAGATGGTATGGGTTTGATGGGCGAGGCAGGGGCGGAAGCTGTTATGCCGTTGAAACGTGGTAGAGATGGAAAACTTGGAGTGCAAAGTTCTGGAGGTGTTGGTAATATAAGTGTTAACGTAAATGCATCGGGATCAACAGTTGAGGGTGATTCGAATCAAGCTGCACAACTAGGAAAAATGCTAGGAATGGCAGTACAAGCAGAACTTATTAAACAAAAAAGGCCAGGAGGCTTACTTTCATA